CAAAATAGTTCCATCCTACCCTTAGCACCATTAACCCATAAAGGAAACATCATGAATATCATCCCACAAGCAGTTCAAGAATTTGTCACATCCCCAACGCCACTACTTTTAGAAACTATTGGCAAAAACCATGAAGGCAAAGACTTTTCATGGGTAGAGTTAATCGAATTGGGACGCAAGCCGTCCCAACGGACGCACACGGTAAGCGTTACACAAGGTGCGATTTTCCATGCGATTTTTACTCAGTACGGCTACACAATTTTCAGTTATGAGATTGTGGCGGGTATGGTGATTACAACCGCCTATGAGAATTACAGTGACTTTGCAACCGCATTAGGCGAAATTCGCCTAGAAGAGAGAAAATAATGGATACCAAAATCGTAACCGCGCCAAAAATGTCCTATTCGCAAATGTTGCAAGTCGTTAAGAACTGTGAAGGTCATGAATTTCGTTGGACGGAATATCACAACGGAAAACCCGCCGAAAATGTCGCAACCGTAAGACGTGGACGGCTTATTCACACCATCCGCAACGCATTTGTTTCGGAATACCGCGAATATGAACTCATGGAAAACAATGTGCTTGTAAGAGAGTTTGAAAATGAAGGCAGAACGTTTGTCACATACCACCACTTACCTATTGATGAATCTATAGAAGAGAGTAAATAACATGAACATTCAAGAAATTAACGAATTCGTACACTCAGAAAACCCGTCAATAATCGCAATGGCGCAAATTGTAAGAGACTATAAATCGCAAACACCCACGTACTGGAAAGAGGGATATAACGGAAACCTTACCGATTGTACATTTATGGTACAAAATGGCGTAATTTCCTACACGAAAATTGGTAATGGCTTTTTCGTGTGTCGCAGATATGAGAATATAGGTGGCGAACACGTGCGCGTAACAAGATACAATGGCGATCCCCAATTGACATACAATTACTGTGATGAACCGCCATGCGTATATGAACTGAGTGAAGGCGAAGAAATTCAGTACGAATACAAATACGACTACAATTACCGATAATGAGGATGATTCTAAACCCCTCGAATTCGAGGGGTTTGACTCTCTTTCGCATAGTCTAGGAAAACATTCACTTTCGCATAGTCTGCGAAATTGGCGAAAAGTGACACAACAAAAAAAGCAGTGTGCGGATACAAATGCACACTGCTTTTTGATTTTACCCGTCAAACGGTTACAGAAAATAGCCAGCCTAAAAACCCCCGCTAGAGGGGTATTTTGTTATTTCAGGTAGCGCTTAAAAATAGTCCATGCCAAATCGTCTAGCGTGGTCTTTGTCTTCGCCACTAATCCTTCTACGATAGCCTTAAAACGCGTCACAAGCCGATTTAAGGGTATCTGGATAGGCGCGGGTATGAACGTCCAGTAATCTAAAATAAACGCGATGAAAACGATGAGCGCAAGCGCTACCGCAACATCCCTAGTGATAATATTCTGCGTAAAAAATAGCAGAATCATGATTGCGATAGACGCATATATGTTTCTCATTTGTTTTCATCCTCTATAGTGGTTGCCGAATTATTCAGCATACCGATAATACTGGTTAAGATTGTGCCGATTGTGGTAATCTCTGCGTGCAGTGCGCCAACGTCCGTTTTCAGCACACCCATGTTAACATCATTGGCAGTAATCGTACACTGCATTGCTACCATTGCTGGCAACAGTTTTTCAAACTGCGCTTTTATAGCCACAACCTCTAGGGTTGTTAGCTTGTGATTCTCATCCATGCGGTTAAAACCCTCGCTTGACAATTTTAATTGTGAATTTGTTTTGGCATCTAATTCTACCATCAAACTAGTCTGTTTACCTAATATGTCAAGTTGGCGCACGCTAATATCAAGTTGACCAGTTATGATTTTGTCATTGCGTTCATCCGATTTTGACGCGTCCGCTTGTACCTTCACCAAAAACACAAATATTGCGATAGCAATACCGATTGGCAAACCAAATGACTCAAAAAGTGTTCCTATCGCAATTATATCCATGCTTTTTCCTTTACGTTATACGCCTGTACAGATTAAATAAGACAACGCCATTGACGGTTGCACATTAGGATGTGAAGCACTACCACCAGTAGCGCCGATCGAGTCGTTACTATAGCCACTACCACTTGCCGCCCCTACCCCACCCGCAACCGCAAAGTTAATACTACCAGAAAAAGTACCAACGTGGCTATGGCTAGGCATTTGAGCAACCGTCAATGTGTGCGTAGACAACCCGCCAAAACCGCCAAGATCGTTTGCCCACGCGTCCGCAATTCTATCAGCCGTCCCGTCAATGCCGATAATAGTGCGTCCTCGCAAATCTGGTAAGGGCAAGCGTTTGTTGGCATTAAAATCAGCCGTTGCGGTTAAACCACGTGTGGTATCAGTACCCGCCGAATTCTGAATGATGAGGATTGCATTGGTGGTAGCACCCCACAAAAGCCCATACAACAATGCCATATCAGCATTGGCACGTGCAGTTGCACCACTTGCGGACGCGCCGATAGTGTTTCCGTTGCAAATGAGCCAATGCTCATCAATATTTGTCGTTCTAAAGTTAGCCTGTATTGCACCCACCATATTCCCACGCAATACGAAATTGACGGACGCGATAATTTCATTGTATATCGCGGTTGTGATTAAATCACCTGTGTTGCGTACACTCAAATCATCACCTAATGGCATTATACTATGAACCTCACTTTGATAGAAGAATGTGTCATAAAACCCGTGCCTGTAACCAACGCAAAATTAACCGTTGTGATTGCAATTTGCGGACGGTAGGTTATCAAGCCCAAATCCAAACGTGATTGGCTTGCCGAATACAACCCGCCTACTTTCATGGGGATGTTTTTACTGATGGACGCGTTTTTGAAATTGTATATAACAAAATCACCTTGTGAGAAGCTATGGGTAATGCCATTATTAGCGGTTATGAAGGACATTGACGCATCAACACCCTCTGCGATTAGACCTGCACCATCATTTGACCCTGCACGTTGGTTGTAGTAGTTGGCGGCAGTCACATCACCGTTCAAAACCAACGACATGTTGTCGTTAAGGGCGGCGGCGTTTGACCGAAGGGTAAACGAAATTTCAACATCATAGGCTTGTGCATACCCGTTCAAAGTCGTCAAATCAATTGTGGTGAATAATCCAGCTGTGGCGCGGGTTTGGATTGTGGACACACCACCTACTAGGGGTAGGCTAATAATTTCACCACCACCAGTTAAATCGGTTAATGCTGTACCGCTTGCGGTTAGTCCCAAAAGATGAGTTAAATTATCCCCTACCTGATCGTTCCAAATATCAGCCGTTATAGCGGTAGCGGGTACAAGTGTAGCGGGTGTAGTTCTAGCCATGTGAATTATCCTTATTCTAGTAAATCAAAACAGTTTTAGCGCCATTTAGCTCATTGCGTCCTGTAACGTTCAGTACAAATCCCGTTTGGGTTACAGGCTCTAGGAAAAACGTGGCGGTATGCACATTAGATTGTTGCCATGAGTGATTTTCGCCGATAACGATATAGCGTCCAGTGTGGTAGAGGGTATCGGTTAAAGTTGCTTGCACAAAATCCCCTATCTTGAGTCCGCTAACAATCTCAGTGTGGTTACTGCCACTGTCTTCGCGTAGCATTGTAATGCTTGTGGCGCGTCCACGCAGTGGCAACCTAAGCAATTCCATGTGCGCGGTATACATCACGTCCCTGTATTCCGAAACATTGTTCAGTGACAGAGACTTTTCGCGTTTGCCGAATTCGTCTTGTGACGCAAGGTCATCCACTTGCACCACCAATTGATTTTGCTCAAAAGATGGTGAACCTTCTAAAGTCATACTACTGATAATTGCTGTAACTTTGCCCGAATTGAAAATCTCAAGCGTGGCAATCCCACCATTGGCGGTAATGGTGATATTCGCATCACCTTGCGAATAGACAACAGTTTCGGTAACTGATGTGGCGCTTGCGAATTGACCAGTAGTTCTACGCAGTTTCGCGTCAATGATGATTGTATTGGATGGTGAAATAGTCAATGGCGCGGGTAACGTCCACAATAATTCGGATGGTAGCGTCCGCTTAGGCACACCAGTAACGGTTACAAGATTTACCATCAAATCCCCATACTTGTAGCCAATCCCACGCGTGCGTGTTTCGCTTTTTGCTATGCCGATAGCATCCGACAAGTAGGTATTGTGGCGGTTTTTGAATATGTAACGTCCAGTTCTATCAATATAGAAAAACCCGCGTTCTGTCTGTACCACGTCCGCAATAATTGACCACGCATTGACGCGACCACCACCAAAATCCGTGAATGTGGTCAAACCCTTGTCAAACGTGCGCCACTTGTCGTTAGTCTGTAAAACAGTGGTTACGCCTAATTCGCTAAAGCCAGCTTCACCGACAAGCCAGCTTCCCTCAATGAGCATAAATACCCGTGCCAATTCTAGCACGTCCTCAATAATCTCATCACCAGTAGCGGACGCGTATTCAGGTAAGGCAACCGTTATGCGTTCTAAGAGTCCCTTAGCGCCGATTGCGCTAAAGGTAATATGTCCCTTACCCGTGAACAACCCCGCGGGTTGCCAGTTTATGTTTGGAAAATCTAGGTAGCCGTTCCACATCACGGTACTTGTGGTATCATCCACAATCCGCACACGGCAATATGGTCTAATCAAGCCAGCTATAACACTACTGGAATTTTCTGGACTATATTTTCCAGTGGTGTTTTTCAGCGTCAAGCGCAATGTCAATTCATCACACACAGATTGAAACGGTGAACGTGCGCCTAAAAACCAATCGGCGTTCACCACATCAGCAGTAATATCGTCATACGTCCCCGTGAAATTGCTATTTTTATTCCAATCCACATAGAATTTAATCATATCAAAACCCTCTCTGTTGGGCAATGACAACCAATTGGTCATGCAGTGAGTTTATATCCTGTACGCCATAGATGTTTACCGTGCCACTGATGTTTATACCCTTACCACCACCATCTATTTTCCGATTAGGGGTTATCATACCGCCTACATCAGGTGTAAAGCGTTCCCGTCCCATTTCGCCTACCATGTATGAATGTCCTGCCAGCACACGACCACCCGTAGCACGCGCACGTGGCGCACGTGGTGGTGGTGTTCGTACTGGTGGTGGTACTGCGTTGGCGGGATGTCCCGTTATAAAGTTCGATAATGTGCTTACTGTGTTCATCGCCGCGGCGGGACCCGTGTTAATCGAAAGGTCTATCGAGCCTCTCCCCAATAGTTCGTTAAGTTTTTCCAAAGCTATGTTTATACCATCAGCTATCCCATTTATGAGTCCAGTTACAATGCCGATAACGCCTTCTACAAATGTTTGGATTGCGCCAAATGTGGTCTTGAATATGTTCTCAAGAGTCTTGAAAACATCAGAGTCAACAACCTCACGGATTTTCGTGATAATATCGTTAATTACCAGAAAAAACGCTGTCAGGAATTCGCCAATTGCGTTTAAGGTAGTTTCAAATATATCTTTCAACAGTTGAAACACTGGACTATCAACAACGGCTTGTATGATTGCAATCACACCCGTTATCACGGTAGTTAAGCCGTTAACAATCGCGGTTATGCCTACCTCAAATATTTCCACAAACTTAGCTAGAATTTCTTGAAACACTGGACTACTTATAACGTCCCTTATCGTGTTGACGATAGTTTCAATTGTGCCGATAAACATCTTAATAATGTCACCGACTAAGCCAAATGCGTTCTCGAAAGTGTCACTAATTGCAGTGAACAATGGTGAATCTATGAACTTTTGAATTTCAGCAACCACAAGCCCAAAGAACGCCACAACGCCTTCTACAATGCTTACACCAAAAGCAAACGCAGTTTCAAATGCGCCGATAATTGTAGCGAATGTTTCCGATTGCGTAAAGTCAACAATCGCGGTTATGACACTTGCGAAAAAATCCGTTACCAGTGTTAACACGGTTACGCCTAAGTTAAAAGCCGATTCAAACACACTGAGTATCGTGGCAAATGTTTCAGATTCTGTAAATCCCACGATTGCAGTTATGACACTTGCGAAAAAGTCTACCACACCCTGTAAGACAGTTTCGCCGATTTTGAATGCACCCTCAAACGTGCTTACAATCGTGGCGAACAGTGGTGAAGATGTGAAATTCGTAATCTCAGTTATGACACTACCGAAAAAGCCGATAATGCCTTCTAGCACACCCGCGCCAATGGTTAGCGCACTCTCAAACAACCCTCTAAGCGTGGCGAACAATGGTGAAGCGACAAAATCCTCAAACGCTTGTTTGACGAACATAATGCCCAATTCTACCAATTGCCTAGCCGCGGTTATGGCTTTATTGAATGTCCCTACAATGCCTTCATTACCACCAATAACGTGCGCCAATGCCAAACCCGCGCCAATGAGTGCCACAAGTGGTAAGGCTAACACACCCATGCTTACACCGATAGCGGTTGTTGATGTTTTCAGCAATATAAACGCCGTATTGAGCAATGCACCAGTAGTAGCCAGTGTTCTAAACGTGGTTGCGATTATTGCCGAAGAGACGGCTAACACTGTCATGCTTAATGCCATTGCCGATAACCCTAAGCTAAGTTGAAAAGCCTGTCTTATTAGTTCAGGGTTTTCACTTGCCCATTGAGTTACTTTCTGGACTAGTGGGGATAACTTATCCAAAAATTTATCTATTTCTGGTAGAAGCGCATCACCAATCACAATCGCTAAGTCGTTCAAATCACCCATCAGGGTATCTATTTTGAACTGAGTAGCCTGTCTAGCGAAAAAGCGGGTTGCCTCGGTTGCACCCCATGCGTTAATTGCAAACTCTTTTAGCGCTTCACTATCCATACCCGCTAAAGCAAGCGCACCCATTAACGCTTCTCTGTTCGTGAAGACAGTGGTAAGGTCTACCCCCGCGGCTGTCATATCATGAATGAATGCAATGAGTCCTGTATCGGCAATTTGCGCCATTGCTTGTTCTTGAGTTAATCCCATTGTGGCAAACGCCGCGGTTACTTTCGCAGTGGGATTTAGCAACGATCCCAATAGCGCTTCTATTTGCGTACCCGCTTGTGCGAAAGTCAAGCCACGCGTGGACATATCCGCATACATCAAGCCCAATTCTTCGATACTAATCCCCAATGGTGAAGCTAACCCCGCGGTTTTGGCAAATGAAGCGGATAGCTCATCAAGCGTGCCTACCCCTTGCTTGATGGTCTGTGTCATCACGTCCGAGATTCTGGTCACTTTAACGCCTTGTGACGCGTAGGCGTTCAAAGTGGAAACAAGCGCCTTGCCACTGGTGGTTAAATCGGCGTTATTCGCCTCTGCCAATGCAACGGACTCACTCAAAATATCAAAATGCTGGGTTGCATCAGCCACACCACCAACAACATCATACATTGCCGAAGCTATTTCCGTAGCGCCAAATTTAGATGTTGTGGATAGGTCTAATATTGACCTACCCATTGCGTCTGTCTCTTCGGTGGTGTAGCCCATTACCGATTGTATATTGACCATTTGCTCATTAAAACCAACCGCGGCGTTAATGGCAACCGCGAAGAGTCCGTTAAGTGGCACGGATAGACTTGCGATATTTGCGCCGATACTGCTAAAGCCAGAACTCATTTTATCGAAGAGATTATCAGAACCCTTCTCAGTACGCTTTAGTTCTCTGTCTATCCGATCAGCGCCACGCTCAAAGTCACTGGTATCGGCTGTAAATAGTACGGTTAACTTTGCTGTTTCCACATTAACGCCTTACTTTTTGTGGTTACTTTGAGCGGTATTCATACCGTCCAGATAGCCGATTGTCATCAGCAAGTCATCTAAATCCATAGCACGGATGTAATCCAACGTCCATCCGTACTTTTCTGCCAGTTGCAGTTCCTGAATAAGCCACGAAAGTTCTTCGCTAACGTGGCTTGTTCTGTTGTAGGCAATGGCGATAAAAATTGATTGGCTAGTCTGCTTTTTTAGTGCGAAACTTAGCAATCAATCTGTCATTGACCAATTCTACCAGTTCCCCCCATTGCTCAAGTTCCATCTCATCCACTGAATCAACACCATCAGGGAAAGTTGTAACCGCGTCTACCATCTCAATCATACCATCAAGATCGCCATCTTTAGCGACTTGCGTAAACTTGCGAAAATCCTTCATGCGCCACGATTCCAAATTGACGATATAGCCACTTTCGGTAATCGGTGCAGATTCTTGTTTTTTGTTGGTGGGTGTTTTTGCTTTTGTCATGTTAATGCCTTATAGGGTTATATGTGAGATAAAATTGAGATTAGAATACGCTTGCCAATTGTTCGTAATGAGCAATCCATGCACCATCACGTAGAAGATTCACAGATACCGAAACAATGTCATCATAGGGGTATGTGCGATCCACACCTGTAACCATTGCGATACAGGAATAGCGTGGTTTGCCTACGGCAGTTCCTTCAGGAGCGTAAATCAGAGTACCATCAGCGTTCAATGCCAACGCGGTACGAATAGCGCTTCCCGCGGTTGTCAATTGTTCTAAATATTCGATGGTAATTTCAGCGGCATTCAGTGTGCGGATGTAAGTACGCGCACGTGAAGCACCCGCACTAACGTCCACTGTATCCGTAGATTCTGTTACCGACACTGAGCGGAAGTCTGCTTGTAAGACCACGCCCTTAAACGAAATATGCAAAAGTTCACCTGTGTAACGATTACTTGCGTTAGTTGCCATTGATTTTTTCCTATTCTATAGAATATCTTATCTTGATGTCAAAACCCTTGCGCCAATATTGCTTGCCATTGTCGTTTTCGATGAACGAATAGACTTGCCCTATTTTGGTGCTATAGTTGCTGTAACCAGTGAGGGGAATATCGTTGTTGTGCAAGTGGGTAGCGCACGCGTTGGCAACAGTATAGCACACTTGTCTTGAATCTGCAACGCATTCTACACGGTAATCAAAAGTGTATTCCCCACGTGGCGTAAGGTTGTCAAAACCACCCGCATTATGGTAGAAGACGATATAGGGCAACGCCGATTGTATCGGTGCTTGCAAATTGTAAATGCGTGGGGTAACTGCACCACCGACAAGCGTTGTGATGGTGGCACTTGCGATAAGTTTTTGATAAATTCCGTAGTCCACATCAGGTAAGTTCATGGGGTGCATCCTTTATATTATGCCGATAAGGTGTGTACACTTTGTCTACGGGTGTACACGTTGTGTCTACGCCTTTATTCCAGTTCTTTTTTGAGCCGTTTAGCCAGCACGTCACTTTTTAACGCACGGTAAAACGCTGGTCTTACAAATGGACGTGGCAACATTCTACGCGTCCCATACTCTAAAAATACTGCGTAGGGTGTGCCGAATTCTAATCGCATCCGCATGACTTTGGCGCGTCTTGTTTCGCGGTTTAGCCGTCCTGTGTCAATGGCGGGTGCAGTATGTGGGGATGAAGGTGATGTTGGAGACCAGTTATCAACAATTTCCGCAACCATCACATCCGCAAACGCTTCTATCACGACAACCGAAATTTCTTCGATGTTGATGTTATCAAAGTGCTTGCGGTTTATGGTGATGGTACTCATTCTGTTTCCACAATTTCAGCACGGGAACTCACATCCCATGAATGACCATCATATATTTTTATCGGCTCATAATTTGCGCCATTGATGGTAAAGACGCTTGCTTTACTGATTACAACCGTTGCGGGTAGGGTAATCATCCACATGCGCCTAAGCCGTTCACCACTTGCTTTTATGTCCAGCTGTATCGAAGAACCTGATGGATCGATTCGGCAAGCCGATACAACCCCAACGGTTAGGGTGTTGGTAAGCCCACCCGCGCCATCAGAGACACTACTATATGCCCTAATGGTGCATGTATCAGGCAGAGTACCATTTACAAACGCACGCATTGAGTCCAGTTGCTTAGGGCTAATCCTCATAATTAACCTCATCCGTGCGAAAACGTCTTGAAAAAACAATGGCGTTTGTCAGGTTTGCAAATTTGCGTTGCATGGCAAGCGCATTCTCATACTGTTTGCCCAAATCTACTCTATGGTTATCGCTTGCCCACGATACCAAATCGGCAAAGTAGCCAGCCTTAATCCCCCACACGTCCGCTACCGCATTGTTCAAGTTATATGAACGGTAGTTGGCGGTATAGGCTACCCCATTTTGTGCAGTGGTGAAGGTCAAGACGCTAGAATCATAATTTATGCTATAGAGTACCGCGCTTACCACATTACCATCAGCATTCATCACCGAAAAACCGCTATTCAAACCCGCACGTTCAATGCGGGTAGGTAGCCGATAGTCCGTGCTAGAATAAGTTATATAATCCAGTGGGATTTTGTAATTCTGCCACTGCCACACGTCCAACGCCGATTGCAGTTGGTCATCCGTCCAGTATGTGACAGAGTTCAGGACATAATCGGCGTTGCCAGCTTGCGCCAAATTACGCAGTTCAAGAATGAGACTTGCCATACCAATACGCGCCATTGATGTTTTCCTTCTATAGGGATGAGCCGATAAAACGTGGGTGCTTGCGTTTGAATTGAGCGGTTACTTGTGCTATTTCTGATTGCATCTTTGCCCATTCACGGGTAAATGACAGGGTGTAGTATATGACCACGTTGCGCGTGGGAACTGCAATCCCGTTGTGTCCTAGTTCATGCAGAGACAAAAGCAAGTCGTAATCTTCGGGCTTGCCCACACCCTCAATATTGTGAATGTTGTCATCATAGCCGATAGAACGCGCCACGTCCGTTCTGTATAGCAATGCGTTCAGTGGCACGTTAGAGTGATACAATTCCCCGCCATGATATTGGCGTGCTTGCACATCATCATTGCGTGCGCCGATAAAGCGTTGCAACCCGTAGGCGAAACTGCATTTAGGACGTTGGGCAAGGGCATCAGCTAGTTCCAGAATGCCAGCACCCAAATAGTCGTCATCACCTAAGTACAGGTAGTAAGGCGTTTTGACCATTGCCAACGCGTTGTTCATGGCTTGCACTTTGCCTACTCTACCCATGCCAACATTCACCAATCGGTTATAAAGAACGTTGGGAATATGGGGTGGCTCATCATAATCGTGGTCAAACCATAGGCACACCGACACACCTAAGCCGATACAAGACTCAATGGCACGCGATAGCTCATCAGGGTTAGCGTTACGGCTAGGCAAAATCACACTGATGTGATTCTTTGGACGCACGCCAATTCGGTAGGACGTGGGATGTACCACACTGTTTTTGCTCATTTTGACACTCTTTCGATAAACGGTTGCCAGTAAGTTTCGTACACGGTATCAATGCCATATTTTTCGTGCGTGGTCTTACTGATGAGTTGTCGTCTAAACTCAGACTTTTCAGCCGTGTAGCATTCAGTGACCAATGCTTCAAAAATGGCTTTTACGGACGGGTTGCATTGATATGATTCAAGTGTGGTGTATTGCAAATCGGTGTATCCGACTTTGTACCCACCCACCACCAGTTCAGGCATGGCAGAAAAATCCGTCACAATAACGGGTGTACCGCACGCTTGTGCTTCTATGATTGGCACGCCAAACCCTTCACCACCAGTAGCATTTGAAACTATGTCGCAAGCGTTCATGAGGGTTGCAATCTCATTGGCGCTTACCATGCTTGCACCATACCGATACTGATTCACAAATCGCACGTTCAGCTTAACCGCGAATTGTGTTTCAGCCAATTCGATGAGCCGATTTAGGTCATCACCACCATGACCAGTAATATCTGAGTGAATATACAACATACTGTCAGGGTGTGAGCGTGTGAACATGGCAAATGCACGTATTTGTTGGTCAAATCTCTTTCGTGATGGTGAACCTTTATTCGCCATGAACATCCCCACGATAAATTTATCGTGTGGAAAGTTGACCATAGTACGCGCTTCTAATTTATCCATTGGCTTAAAAATGGTTGTGTCAATGGCGTGTGGGATATAGGTACTCTCAAAACCCACATCCGACAATTGCTTATGCCCAAATTCCGACATAGCGATTATTCCCGTGATAAGTGGTAGGCGGCTCATCACCATAGGGACTATGGGATCGTGGTCAAGTGGCAACCAATGCCAATAGTTTTCCAGTGACGATAACACGGACTCTTGCATTGCCCATATATCGTATAAGCCGATAGTAACATCAGCTTGATAGAACTGTTGGTGGGCTTTTATTACATCATTACCCCACACGTCCTTATAACCACCGACAACCTCTATGCCATTGACGTTTATAGGGCTACCGTGCAAGCCATAATTGGCGCTATTTGTTACCGTGTGTCCATCCCGTGCAAGCGCGTTGGCAAGCAATCCAGTTTGCACACCATAACCCGTACTTGCCCATATTGCGTTTGAGTGAATCATTATTTTAGCCATGTGTTTTACATCCGCTTGTGTGTGTTTTCCGATACCTAAATTATAGCACAAAAGTATAAAAAAAAGTCCCTATTGCTAGGGACTACGTGTATATTGGTGGTGGGTGGGCTATACGCCATTCAAGTAATGAATCACCAATTGACCATTCACTGGAGCGCTAGTATTAATTTGATTCTTCACAAATCCCAGCCATTCACCAGCTTTTAGGATAGGCGCGGTGATCGTGAACTGTTGGGGTGTATTGAGTGCAAACGGACTACCAGTACCACCCGCCAATGCGGACATTGCAACCGCGCTAACCACACCAGTAGTACCACGATTCTGCAATGTGACGCTCCAGCCAGTTCCAGCGGTTGTTGCCGCGCCATTGACCACGTAGGCATCAACAATTCGGATAGCACCACCATTGGCGCTCACTGGTGCTTTTAACACCAATGCTTGAAAACCATCACCAACAACGATAGCGGACTCAAGTTGGTAAGTTACTATATTTACATTCAGAGATTCACTCATTTGTTTTTAGTTCCTCTACTATTGGCTTAGCCAAATCGAAAATGAAATTATGCGGGTATACTTGCATCCGAAATAATGGTAACGCCGAATTCTGGACGGGTAACGCCAACGCCATAGCCAGCGGACGCGTCCAGTTCAATGGTGTTATTTTTGTCGTTGCGTTGTGTCTCAATGGTGAACGGTTGCCGAATATCTAGCCCTATCGCTTCTCTCGCAAACATAGCGCCAAAAGCGTTTTTATCCTCATTGATGAGGACGGTAGGGCATACAACAAACGTGATGTTTGGCATGAGTTCACTCTCAAAGTACACACCCTCTAGGTCATTGTATGGTGTTACTGCACGTGGGTGTGGGTTGCCGATAAGGGTATCCATCAAATGCACCCATTGGTAGGGATGAAGCACACAGAACAATTTACCGTGTGCCTTGTTCGCCGATAGAATTAGGGACGCATTGCGGATACTTGCCCATTTTAGGGGTGTGTTTGTAACGCCTACCGTCCCACCAGTAAAGCCTGTAAATTTCTCTGCAATATCAGAGTCCAGTTTATCGGCAAAACCATAAGCCAATTCGTTTGACGCGTCCCTCATCACGTTGGCGGGATCGCTTTTCATCCGTGTGTCCGTGATGATAAACTTGTCTGTAACGAACATAGGTGCAATCGTGGTTAGCCGATTTTTGCTAAATACAGTAGGTGTAACTGCTTCACCATCCGCAACACTGCGAAACTTTGCGTTTGAAAAAGTGCCGATAGTGCGTGGGGAATAGTCGGTAGCGTCCTCATACAAGTGAACGCACGGTAGCAACCGTGATACTATTTTAGCCGTGTATTGCGTGCCGATAATTTCCATCATATTCCCCTTAGGTTAATTAGGCGGGTACAGTTGCATCAGAGACAATTTTCACACCCAACAACGGACGGATAGCCCCAACACCATAAACCATACTTGCGTTTAATTCGGTGCTGTACCGACTTTCATCCCGTGAAGCATTAATCATAAACCCTTGTCGCATATCCAAACCAATGGCGTTGCTCACATACATTGCACCCGTAGCGTCATCGCTAGCGTCAATGGGGATAGCGTTGGTTACAACAAACGTGGTGTTTGCCACAACGCCGCTTGTGAAATACACACCATCCAGTTCATTGTAAACGTTAACCGCGTTTGCGATTGCGTGTCCAGTGGTGGTTGCGGATGTTACTAAGTCTGCAAACTGATATGGATGAAGGACGCAGAACACACGTCCGTTTGCCTTACGTGCGGATAAAATGGCAGACGCGTTACTAATCATAGTCCATGTGAGCGGGTTGCCAGCAGTACCAACAGTACCACCTGTAAGGCTACCGAAAAGCGCCACAATATCAGCGTCAATATTATCGGCGAAAGCGCTACCCAATTGTTCGGACGCATCACGCATCACGTTATCAGGATCGCTCATCATGCGTGCGTCCGTGATAAGGTAATGATCGGCGCGTCTTTGTGGGGTTACGGTTGCCAATGATGTTTTGTTGAACTGAGTTGGCGTAACGTCTTCACCATCCGCAACCGTGCGGACGTTGGCGGGTTGGTATTCGCCTAGCACACGTGGCGCAAACCCAACCGCGTCTTGAAACAAGCGGACGGTAGGCAACAAACGCGCTTGATTAGAGAGTGTGAAGAGTGTCCCCTCATAAATACTTGCGACAAAAGCCGAAATATCGTTATATGTACTATTTCCTGCTGGCATGTGATTCTCCCATTATTTAAGGTTAAAACCACCACCTAATTGTGATGGTGTGGTGTTACTAAGATGTGCGGGTTTGCCGATAGTCGGTTGCCCTAGCCCACCCATGCGCGGTAACACTTGCGGTTTTGGTGCAACCAATTCGGCATGTGTGGCGCTTAGTTTTACTGCAAGTTTTTGGGCTTGCGCGGTTACAGTTTCCTCATCAGTTCCTGAT